AATAGCTTGTATTGTTAACACCAATGTTTAAAATATATTTCATAGTTATGTTTTTTTTAGTTGTTATATAAATCGATATCAAAATTTATGTTTAGCTCTTCAAAATCTAAATTGTTGTAATTATCGCTTATGTTGTTTATTGTGTTAATATATTGATTTTTCATTATATTATTTTTTATTAATTATTAAATTTTTGTTGTGTTGATAACCATAAAATTGCCTGAAATTCATAACCTTTTAAACCTAATTTGTCAGCTTTTTTTATTGTTAACTGTTTAATTTGCTCGTATGCAATCCGTCCTATTGATGCATTGTTAATTTTAATTAAGTTGTTAAAACAAGCTCTTAAGTGCCAAATATCAATGGTTAAAAAATCGTTATTCAAATAAGTTATATTATTAACAAAATTGAATGTTTTTAAGCTTTTATCGGTTATACTTACATTGTTAGATAAAATATTAAATGCTTTAAACTTGTTACTGTGAAACGTGCAAACTTTTATATCAGTAGGATGCAATCCTAATTTATACGCCTCACAAACTTTATTAGCGTCCAAAATATTTTGTTTCCATTTGTTACGAGGGCTTAAAGCGCTTATAACCTGCGAAACCTTATATATATCAATGTCATATTTTTTAGCTATTTTTTGCGCTTCCTTATTAGCAATTTTATACCAATTTATCCCGTCTTTTATATTTTCGTCCGTTGCTATATTGAAAAAATAATCTAAATTATTTGATATTTTTTTCAACTTGTAATTACTTAATTTTTTCATAGTATTTTATTAATTGGTTTAATTGTTTATTTTCGATTTGTAACCTTTTTAAGTCTCCTTTTAAAAAGTTATGAAATGGTAAAAAATAATCCTCTCCGCCTTTTATCTCTATTTTCGCCTTATTGATACTTTTTATTTTATTATCGTTTAATTCTATTATAGTATTTAAGTCCGTGACGTTACATTGTAAAATATTTATCATAGTTTATTTTTTTAGGTAATCAATTAATTTTTCAGTTTTTTCTATTGTTTGCCAATTCCATACGGCATCTTCATTCTGTAAATCTCTCAGGTACTTGTTAAGTGCGTGTAATATTATTTCCTTGTTTGTCATGATTTAAAATATTATGTTTTGAGTATTAATTACCTTTATTGTAATTGCTACTATTAAAGGTAGTATAAAAAATATTGCTATTGTTAACCCTGTTTTATTGGTAGCTCCTAATTTACTTAGTTTGTTTTTCATTGTTTATATTATTTGTTTAGTATGTTAATATCCTCATATTTTATTCGAAAATTTAAGGGGTTACCAAAGATGCAAAAAGAATACAAGTGTAATTGATTTTTAGTAAACTTTCGAATGTTATAACCACCGCCAAAGCGTAAGGATAATTCGTTCACATATTCATCACGGATTTCATATTTCATCAAATCCTTTTTGTAGTCATATAGTCCTGAAACTGTAAATTGTACATTTCCCATTTCTAATTTATTCTTAATTTCTCTATTTGTCATAATTTCTATTATTTTTAATTAATTATTATTTATATTTAATTCGTAATGTAACTGATGGTTTTCAGCGTTTCGCTCTCGTTTAAATGACCTTAATACTACATCGTTTTTTACGTATCTTACTTGTTTTAGCACGTCGTACATTTCTGTTGTATCATTGTATTGAATATAAGTCCATTCGTTTACCATAATTTCTATTATTTTTAATTAATTATTATTTATGTTTACCAAAATTTAACTTTTAACGAGCTTTGACTTGTTCCGTCAAATATATTTGAACTATAAACATATTGAATCCCTGACATTTTATTTATAAATTTACACTTGTATGTGAAAATTCCCACTCCCTCTATTTCAATTTTTTTAGGTGCTTTAAATTTACGGTGAGACTTATAGTTTAATTTATTCCTTTTTGTTATAAATTCAATCCCTTTTTTGGTGAAGTCAGACGTTTTAAATGTTTTCATAATATTGTTATTTATTTTAGAAACCATATATAAAACGAATTATATCCTCTATAAATAGATGTCATCTTTAATGAATGGTTAAAGAGTCAATATGTCAAAGGGTTTTTTGATGTTTATTTTGTTATATCTTGAAAATCAGCTAATTAGCACTAAAATGGCTAAAAATACTTTGATTAGCCGAACCCAATCGGCAAAATCGCATGATTTCAATTTATTACTCAAAACTTTAAAGAACGTTAGTTAAAAACTCATTAACTATGGTATAAATATATAATTTTAATACATACAAAAACCATATTTAGATTAAATGCACAAAACTTTAACATTTTTAACATTTGATAAATTATTTTATCGATTAAATACACAAAAACGGGTTGAAATACCTAAAACTTTAACACAAAAAAAAGTTCAAAAGTGGTGGTGGGTTTAAAAAATAGTTGTATAAAACGGATTTTAGCTTAGATTACTTGCAGAAGAAAAGCAAATAAGGTATTGTATATTTATGCGAGCTCGCAAAATTGTGGATTTGCTCACTACGAAATTAAATTGAATAAACCTAATTTAAAACAAGAAAAAAGGCGAATTTCACGCTAATAAACGTACTCAAAAAAGTAATGTTACCATATGCAAGAGGTAAATTGAAGCCCTTAAAACACACTTAAAATGCGAATTAAGACACATGGATTTATTTTGATTAATTTAACAAAATTTAACACAAAAGATTTTTTTATGTCATATTTTTTTCCGTAATTTGTGATGGTGCCATAGAATGAAATGTTAAAGTTTTGTTAAAAACTTGTGTATGTCAAAAAAAAGTGATACACGTAACGAAAAGTAATTAATATCCTATAATTATTTTGCACCTATTTTATTTTTATTTTTTTATGTTTGCAATCGGCAAAGCCCTACAAAATATATTTGATATATCCAAATTATTTTGAATATAATTATTTTTTAATATGCAAGCTTTTAACACAATTTTAACACTGTTTTTTTGTCATGCAATTTTGTCATGTCATGCAAATTTGTCATGCGACATCATGACACGTGACATCATGACACCCCCTCTTGTTAAACACCCCCTCTTATTAAACAGACCCCCTTCTATTAAACAGAAATAAAAAAGGGCAATCATTTCTGACCACCCCCTCTTGTTAAACGTCTTAGCAATATAATTGTGGTGGCTCGCTTTCTTTTAGCTTAAGCATCTTAACCACCCACTCAAAATACTCAAGAGTAGCCTTACCTTCCTTAAGCACATGATCAGTTTCATCGTCCTCCATCTCATTAATACTTGCTCCGTACCCTTCTAATTGCCAAATCATCTCATCATTGTACTCATATCCACCGTGCTCATTGAATACATCCCAAAGCTCATCGTTAATTTTAATAATTTCTCTTACTGTTTTTGTCATGATTATTTATTTAGGGTTTATCTTATTGCGTAACTTCCTCTTCCTCTCTTACCAATCAGGTACATAGCACCCATTCTAATAGCATCTAAGAAGTGATTATACTTATCTATAGGCACACTACCTTTTTCCTTCCAAACGTAGTGATTTAGCTCTCTAATGATCCCATGAGACTTAGGGTCTACTATTATTTTATAGTCTTGTAGGAGGGCAATCCCTGATAGGATTGACCCCTTACCCTTCTTAGCTCCCGTAACGTTACATCCTCTGTCTCTAAGCTCTTTTATAAGACGAGGCTCAGAACTATCTCCAATAATTAGATTGTTTTCAGCATATCTAATATTCTGTCTGCCTATCTGAGATGTGGACATCCCACTCTTACCAAAGCATTCCTTTACATAAATCTCCTCCTTAAAATCATCAACAGAAATTTTTACTAACGTGGTCAAATCATTCGAAAATCCATAATCTTGTGCAAACACAGTCTTATTTAGTTCAACAAAGTTACCTTTGCTCCAATTAGTGTATACAGTTCCTGACATTTTCTCTAACCATCCACCTAATATTTGATGATCATATTTTTCAGGTGAGTTAGCTTTCATCTCATATATGCTCTGTAAGAAAGAATCAGGTAGGTTAGCTTTATTGTCTTTGTAAGTTGTATGTATATAAGTAGTGTCACCATAAACACCATTAAAACCACTCTGTATGCTTCTCGCTTCAAAGAACCTTTTGTATATCCAATGCTCTTTAGTAGCAGGGTTAAGAATAAGGATAACTCTGTTTTGAACCTTTTGGGTTCTCACAGAAAGATCGACCTTATCAAACACTTCTTCATCTACAAGCTCTTCAGCTTCATCAACTACAAATGTACTAACGTTTGCTAAAGACTTTAAGGCACCTGTTTGATTACCTGACGCAGTTTTGATACCTTTGAACATTATTCCTGAACCTGTAGTCTGATTAACTATCTCATCTCTTGTAACTCTAAAGTCATCACCAACATCCATAATATCGATCTTATCCACAAACTCAGGTATAATAGAAGAATGTGCTGATGTCATCGTATAACGTGTAAACAATACCTTATGATCTTTTTGATAAGTTAAGTTGTTTAAAAATAGTGTTACGCCAAATGATTTACCTGAACCACGTCCACCCGTAATAACATAGTAACGAGTCTTACCTTCAAATAAAGGAACGTACTTAGGGTTTAATATTATATTTGTATTCATATTATTCTTCTTCAGTTATATCTATTGTTTCTTCTATCTCTTGAGGCTTAGTTACATTGAATTGAATGATAGGAGCTTTAGATGTATTTTGTTGAACCTCTTTATTCTCTCCTGCTTTACCATACTGATATTGCAATAACATCTCCATAGCTTTAATGCTACCACCTAATGCCTGACGAGATAACTCTTCCCATATAGCGTCTTCACTACCGAATATATTGCTTATTGCTTTTTTGGAAAGCAATTTCGCTCTATCTTTTTTAGCTTGATTAACTTGTGGTGCAGGTAAGTTCTTATCTTTAATAATCTTTACTCTCTGCTTACGACTGTTGTTTCTACGACCATCGTTAGCTCTCTTGTTGTTATTATTCTTCTCCATACCTATATAACTTATTCTTTATTAGACTGTTCGTACTTATCAATGTACAACTCTATTATCTTATCGTATAGCTCTTCACTTTGATTGTATTTAAACTTACCAACTCCCTTTTTCTCTCCCATTTGATAACCTATCTCAACTTTAGGTATATACTTAAAAGATACAGGTTGATTAGGTAAAACTTGTGGGTAAAACTTAATGTCTCTATCAAAACACCACTTAATTTTCTTCAGTATTTCAAAGTCATCTAAAAAGTATTTGCTCTTATATTTCTTTCCCATCTATCTATCGTAATCTGTTATCCATTTAAACCTTAATCTTTTAACTTCAGCTTCATATTGATCTTTGTTTAGGGAACAGAACCCACTACTATGGAAAAGCTTATGCAGAGCCTTTAGCTCTTCTAATGTTTCATTTCTTTTTCTCATTATCCTATGTTTATTATTTCAAAGACTTCTTTTCTATTATCATCCTTCTTCTTCCATGCAAAGCTTTTTAAGACCAATAAAGCTCTCTCATCATATATTATCATGTCTTCAGCAGATAGTTTTCTATAAGCCTTCTCATTTTCTGTCAATATTTCATTATCCACAACTCTTATAGCTTCTTTCTCTAACTCTAATCCAAAGTATTCCCTGAAGATGTTCATATAGAACATATCGTTTTCAATTAAAGGGAAGACGTTATTTCTTGTATGGATAACAGTAGCGTGACTCCTACCTACTGCTTCTCCTATAACATTCATTGAGGCTCTTGTGTCTCTTAAAGCTATCTTATAATACAATGCTCTTGCATCAGTTACATTTGTTTGTCTTGACTTTGTAAGGATGTTGGCTCCTGTTCTTATTGACACAAACTTTACTATATCTTCTAATTGTTTTTTATTCTCCATATATTTATTTTAGTTAATCAGCTGAAGAGAGCATAGTTTCTTTTCCAATCGTGACGACCAAATCTAAAAAGGATTAGACCACTCACTCTCTCCTAACTGAGGTGCAAACATAAGAAATATAAATGAACTACGCAAGGGAATTGCCAAATTTCTTAAAGTTAATTGCTTTTTTTATTCCCTCAGCAATCTCATATTCCTCAAGCTCAACATGTTTAGTCAATTCTGACTCACAATATTCTATTGTCCAATCACCTGATAGCAGATTAAAGTAGAACATAACAAACGCATTATCGATTCTCTCTTCTATATTCTCTCCTTTTTCGAATTGCATATTAAAATGAATTTAGTCTAAGTAATAGAAATGTCCTTAACATCTTCTCTCTTGCTTTACCTTTGTATAGTTGCCTGTATAATGTGAACACTGCTCTCATCATTCCAAACTCATTCTTAGCATACAAGTTCTTCTCACACCACTTAACTCCGTAACCTTTACATACTAAAATATTATCAGCTCTATCACCAACTACCATTTGCTCATATAAGTTGTATAAAGCTTGTTCCTTATCTACTTTAACAAACTCTCTCTTTCGATAGTTAAATATCGTACATTCAAACTGCATATAGTCTTTGTCAATAGATATTATCACACTATTATCCTTACCATAGTGTTCTAAGAACTTAGCCACAAGGTCATCAGTTTCCATTCCTGAACGCATCTGCACATCTAAATTATCTTTAATGTGTTGAATTAACTGCTCAAAGTATTCGGGCTTCTCTGAGGTTCTCTGAGCCTTATAGCTCAGATCAACCTTCTTCCTGAAATTGTTAGTACAGAACCCTACAGGTATTATTGTACAAGAACCATATCTTTTATCCATGTGATACTGAACGTCGTTGTAACGTCCCCAAAACGACTCCTGAGCCTCTTCTAAGTCTTCTGCGTTGTACGTCGCTTCGTACACTAAACTGTCGATGTCAAATATTCCTATCATTTGTTATCTACTATAGTTGTTAAGTCACCTAAAATGATTTCAGGTTTGTCTAAGAGATAATATACCAAGTATACCTTTTTGTTAAAGTACTTTTCGTACATTTCGTTCTTCTCTATATTCATTTTCTTATCAGCCATTAAACCTGCATTGCTTCCCATCTTATAAGTAATAGGCTTAACTTGTATAGCAAAGTCTTCTCCCTCTAAATCAACAGAATATAATTTATCAACGTCATCGTTAGCATAGGTCATCTCAAATCCTTTCTTCTTCATGAAATTCTTAACACGCATCTCCCATTCAAATCCTACAACAGTATCTTTAATAACTCTCTTGTAAATCCACTTCCTTGCAGTATCTTTCTTCTCTTCTAAAGAACTCTCAGGGTATTCTTTGTACATTCCCTCCATAATCATCTCATAGCTCTTGTTAAGACTATCTACACCTTGATTATCTTTGTAGTAATCATAAAAGATACTCTCTGATATAATTCCTTTCTCACTTCTACAATCACGACACAACTGCATAACTCCACCTACAACATTACTCCATAACGCCTTTTTAATTAAAGGATTTGTACTTCTATCTAAGTTCATATTAATGTTTGTTTGTTAAATAACGTTCTAATCCTGCTAAACTTCTCCAAGCTACCTTAGTCAAGTGCAGTATGCCATCTGTATCCATAGGGTCAATGGTATGGTCTATTAGGTGCCTTGTTAAAGCATCGTATTCGTCTTTACTCTTACTCATATCCCAATGTAATGGTTTGTCAGGATGATGTTGGTCATTCCCTGCCTTAGAGCATTTAGAAACTTCTTTAAGAGCGTTAGGAAAGTATTTTAATACTCCACTAAAAACAGGAGTATCCTTTCGCTTTTGAGCTTCGGATACATCCTCTATCTCTACATCCATTTCTTCTATGTCTGCTAAATCACTACGTGACATTCTCTCGTTGAGCTCGTACTCATGCTCTACATATTTCCATTGTTCGTCTTCTGTCATCTCTGCGTATTTATATAAACTATTCATATCTATTTGCATTCTATAATTAAACAATCTATTTCTCCTGCTTCATCCAATACTATTGTATCACAATCATAACAAGTTTCTTCTATCGTACATCCTAACACCATAAGCCACAAGGACGTTAGTAGTATAACAATAACAACTGAATTCTCCCAACTAAACGGAAATCTGTTTTTCTTTTGTCTCATATCTATCGGTTTTTAAGGTTTAGTATTTCTTTGTTCTTCTCAGCTCTTATAAGCGTATTCATCAGCTTTAAGTCTTTAACCTCAGTCATT